CTCTGCGTTTTTGAACATCTTCAGCGTATGCCGTCGACGTTCATTCCTGCGATGATTCGCGTTCTTCCGATCGCGTTTTTCTTTTCGATTCACAACAATCTCCTGCGCCTAGAGGAACCACGATCCGCGTTTACTTCCCGCCCAGCATGATGCCGATCGTTGTTTTCAAATCCTGCGACCAACGTTTGAGTGGCTGCGCAGAAAAATGATTGCTTTCATCCGCCACGCGAGCCAAAAACGGAAGCGAGTTATCCAACAGACACAACTGCTTCAGCAGATACCTGTAGACCTCTTTCTGCTTGACTGGGTAATGCTCACACCCAGTCACGTAGCCGAATTCCGAATCAGTCAGCATTGCACCACATTTTTCGCAATTAAACGAGGACATTTTCAACCCTTTCTGCGCGCCTAGCGGAACGGAATACCGCTGTTGATTCTGTTTGCTTCAACAGGCTGACGCACCCATTGATGCGTTCAGCAACTCACGCGGAACGCACATTCGTCCCTCCGTGTTTTTATCTCTGTCCAACGTTTCCAACTCGATCACGTCTTCCTGATTCGTTGCGCCGAGAAACACCCCAACAACACGCCAAACCCTCCAGCCGCCATTGTCCGCACGAACGCGAATCAACTCATCAACCTTCCACGATTTTGCCATCTTTGCTGCTTTCTTTAACAGAGCATACAAGTACCGCGTTTACTTTTCTGCCTGTGCCTGCTTCCAAATCTCCAAGGCTTCTGTGTAAACAGATTCGCCGTAGTCTGGTGCAATCCTGCTTTCAAAATCCGACTGAATGCTCTGCTCAATGATTTCCCTGACATCGGCTTCATCTATGGCCGATTCGATGTCTTCGCAGCGTATCCGAGTCGTTTGTGGACGCGATTTGCCCGCGTATCCGTCTGCAACTTCCCATTCGACTTCAATTTTATCGTGACTCATTTAAGCACTTTCCCCAATGTTTTTGTGAACAGCGGATGTTCCACTCCGCTGTTCAACCGTTCTTTTCTTTTTCCGCCCTGATCGCCGCTGCGATCCGACGCTCACTTCGTTCTGATCACGCAAAATGTTTTACCGGCCTCGATCCATCGAATTGAAAAGCTTTTACCTTTCGGATTTAGGTTGTTTGCTATCGTCTGCGCCCTTTGTTTTTCTCGCATCCAGTCTGATTCTGGATTGACCTCAAATCCTTCGCCGACATTCAGTGTGTCCATTCGCTTTCGCAATGGAGATGCGGGCCGCCCTGGGGCTCCATCACCTGAAACAGACTCGGCTCCAAAAAACTTTGTTTCGCCAAGCATGACCGATTCCTTGTTCAGTAGTTTTTATTCGATTGTCATGACAATCGACTTAGAGAAGGATGAGAGGAAAGAGAATGAAGATACCCCCACCACTCAATGACATTGGTAAAGAGTAACTAAACGACAACACAAACAACATATAATAACACATTATTATTATAGGAAATTGTATCTTTTATCTCTTTTGCCATTTCCTATCTTGCCCATCTTCTCTGGTCGATTGTCAGTGACAATCGACTGACAATCGACCGATTGTCAGTGACAATCGACCGATGGAAACCGCCAAACACTGAACACTAGAACACTTCCGGCCTTTTTCTTCCACTGCCAATCGTCGATCGTCATGCGATTGTCAGTCGATTGTCATCATCTGTTTTCCGCTTCTTGTACACTATTTTTTCCCGGCCTCCGTTGTTTGGTTTCTGCGTTTCAATTTCGATCAGTCCGCTGGCCTCCAAAGACTTGGCAGCGGCCATGAATTGCGCGGATGTAATCTTCTGATGGCGTCGGTTTATTTCGCGTTGCGAGATCTCCCCAAGGGCCGCCACTGCGCTGAGGATTTTCTTTTGTGCTTGATGCTGCTGTTCGTCGATGACATCATCCAACAACAGGTTGCACGAAGTACGCGCCAGAAAATTACTCAATCCGATTGCCCACTCAACATCCTCTGCCTCAATATGCAGAAAAAGCCAGTCTGTGATTGAGGGGTCATCTCTCAATCGGGCCGCCCGATGAACCATTGCAAGCTTCATTGTTCTGGCCGCGACTCGGCACCAGACTCCGGCCCGCAACTCGCCTTCGCAGTCCATCCGCTCGCGGATCTTCTCGCTGTGCTCAGTCCATCGTGAGAACGCCGGGGCCGTCATTTTTAAGATGGCAGGGGATGGCCCTTCCAGATTTCCTTCTCCGCGCGGAGCCCACTCAACCCATCGTTTAATTTGCGTCACCAAATAATCTGGCGGCGATGTCGCTGTGCTGATTACCATCTTTGGCCGATCCTGACAGACGAAGAACGCCAACCGGCCAAACAAACCGTCGTCGACTTGGTCTGCCGTGATGGACGAAAACACTTTTGGTGTCGTCAGTCCTAGCAAGCACAAGTGCGGTTGGTCGATTCTGTTTTTTGATCCGGCTGCGTGAGCAGCTCCTCCGTAAACCGTCGCCGCTTTGCCGTACAATTTCAGGAGGTGCGTTCCGATCTGCTTTAGATGCTGATTTGCTCGCCTGTCAAGCAATGCCTCCAGCGTCTTTCCGAATTCATCACAGACCCAAACCCCGCAAGGTTTATCCGCAATCATCGCCAGCAATCCGTTGCCGCTTTGGACATCTGGTGGATGGCTCATATCATATCCGGATGCCGCAAACAGCTTAATGATAGTCGTTTCACAGGCTTCCTTACCGCTGCCCGTGGGGGCCATCACCACGTTATAATCATTGGTTCTTAAATCAGTCTGACTGCGTATCCTCCGGCCAAATATCGTTTCACAAAAGCTTAACGCAGTCGCCATCCCCATCACCGGGGAAGGGAACTGGGAGACGTTGCGGTAAAATTCGTAAACCCATCGAATCAAACCGTCTTGAGGAATCATCGCCTCAAGGAATTCCGCTGCGTCCGGGGGCTCACTGTCTTCGCGGTAAAACGCAGAGATGTCCACGGGGGATATTGCTTTGCGACCAAGCACCTCTTCAGGGCAGAGGCCAAAGGCAGCCTTCACGGGGTCGTCATTGAATTGCGTCGCGCAAAGGTAAGCAAATTTGTCGTAAGAAGATTCGCCCTTCAATGCCGTCGATGTGGAGAAGATCCGCAGTGTCTTACTGCCGCCAAAGTTTACCGTTCCTGAAATGCTTCCTCTCGACTTTCCCGGCCTCCACCAATCCTGAGCCTCTCCGCGATTGCGGGCCAACTTCCAGCCGTCACCAGCCAAGATCGCTTCCCATGTGTTGGTTTCTTCGACGAAGTTTCGCGCCTTGGTCAGCAGTGAATCGCCAGCCGTGTATCGCGGATCGACGGGGCAAGCTTTTGCTGTCGCTTTTTCTTCGCTGGCACGGAGGGCGAGATACTGCCGATAGATCAAGTCCGGCAGTGGAGCAACCTCAACATCCCACGGGTTCAGCCCTTCGAGCCATTGGTAGACAGCTCCCGACTCGTGGATGGACGGCGGGATGACTGACTGAGCGGCGTCGTTGCCAAAACGAAACTCGACGCCCAAACGGCCGAAAGCTTTCTTTTCGAAAGAAAACTTTTCTTCCCATCGGAACAGCCGGTGGACAGACTTTGCGCTGCGATAGCTCGGCGTTGGCGGATTGCCACAATCTTCCAGCCACGATTCAATCAGTTGTTCGCCAGTCTCACTATCAAACTCAAGGTCGATAAGTCCAGAGCGACTCCCGAGCAACACGCCAACATTGCAGCCCACGGGCCACTGTGTAATCACATCAGGATTGTTCGTGCATTTCGCTGGCCAGTCTTTGCCCAGAATGGAGCCGGGGTTTTTGGTCCCAGTTTCCATTGGACAAAGATGCCAACCGAGTTCAGCAAGTCGCAAAGCGATGCTATGTTGCATGGTCATTAGTAAGTGCCTCGCAAGTCGAATCTGTTTCTTGCGATTGCCTGCCGCGTGTAATACTCAGCCCTTCCGTTGTCGCAAAACCAGCCGTTCCAAACATACATAATGTCCATTGTGCCAGGCCTGAACACATATGTTTTTGTTGGAACCTTATCTTCGCTTTCAAAAAATGATCCACAGAGAACAGCAAACGGAGTCGAATGCTGGAATGTCAAATCTCGCAGGTCATTAGCTCGCCCCTCCATGTATGTCATGGTCGGCTCTGATGGTTTATATTCAACAACAAACTTAAGTACAGATCCGTTAACTCCTTTGTAGCTAACCCAGAAGTCTGGTAAATAATTATCAACCTCGAACCCATCTGGCTCGTAAGTCCACTGGAATCCAGCGTCATGAAAATACTTAGCCAAGCACGCTTCGCTTTTACTCCTGAAAACAACCCCACGAAACTCTGTTTTTCGCGGTTTGAACTTGTCGAACATTTTCAAAATCCTTAGAACGGACAATCGTCCTCAATCCCTGAAAACACTTTCCCACTCTCTGGCGTCGCGGCCAACTCAGTCGGCTTCTCCGACTCAAAAAAGCACTCAGTGATGCGATGCCAGCGCCCATCTTTTTTCGTCATGATTCTTACCGGCCTCCGGCAGACGCCCATGTTGATCAGGGCCACAGCGTCCGTTGCGTTGTCCGGTGGATCGCAAAGACTTCGAGCGTCCCACCACGCCAGAAACTTCGAGCGTGCAAAGCCTTGATGCCCAGGGCAGGTCCACTCAGCAATTGTGATCGTTGCGAGGTTTCCGGATTCGCCTTCTTTGGTGCAAACGTAATCAACACGGACTGTCTGCGGAGCTTCGCCGTCATCCTTCTTTGTGTGGACCCGGACGACAACGTCTTTAACGTCCCATTCCTCGGGAGGCATTGAGCCTGTCAACTGGCTGCTTTCGTCCGCTGTCGTGTCGTGCTTCAGTTCCCGCTCACGAGGGAAGATGAAATTACACTCAGGGCAGACGACTGTTGATGGCGACACATCCAGCTCGCAAGACGGACATTTCTTCCCGCGTCCGTTTTCGGCAGCAACCCCCGCTCGCCCCTTTCCCTCCGACCGCCCGAAGTTCTCGTCATCGATTGAACCATGCCGAGCGATGTTCCCGCCAAAGTCTAAGAGTAGGCAGTTGGCTTTGCTGGCGTGCAAACGCAACCCGCGACCTACCATCTGACAGAAAAGGCCAGGCGACATCGTTGCGCGAAGGATGGCAATCGCGTCGACGCACTTGGCATTGAAACCGGTGGTGAGAACATCGACGTTGACGAGAAACCTCAATTCACCCGCGACAAATCTCCGCAGCGTTTCCGCTCGCTCTATTGGCAGCGTTTCGCCAGTGACGACAGCAGACCCCGGCAGCAACTCCGCGATCTGTTCGGCGTGATGAACACCAGACGCAAAGACCAGCACGCTGTGCCTGCCCTGTGTCTTTTCAATGATCTCCGCACAAGCGGCCTGAACTTTTTCGTCGACATCGAACGCAGCCTGCATTTCCGATTCGACGAACTCACCACCGCGAAGACCGACCTTGTCAGTGTCGATCTTCAGGTCCGATGGCTTGTTTGTGATCGGACAGAGAAAACCCTCTGCAATTAGCTGAGCCGTTTTTGCCTCGAAGACAATCCGCTGGAACTGTCGATCAGGTCCGCAGATTGGACCGGCCCCGGTTCTGAACGGCGTCGCGGTCAGGCCCACAATGCGAAGCCCTTCATTGGCCTTCATGGACGTGAGGAACTGACCGTACATCGATTCTTCGAGATCGCTAATGAGGTGAGCTTCATCAACAATCACAAGGTGCCGCCTGCCAAGATCTTCAGCCTTGCGGAACACGGACTGAATGCCAGCGACAACAACTGCGTTGTGGATCTCTTTTGACTTCAGGCCCGCTGAATAGATCCCGACATCAACGCCGGGAATCAATCCCCTGATCTCGTCGGCGTTTTGCTGAAGCAGTTCCTTGCGGTGAGCCAGAACAACCACGCGCCCGCCGAACTCAAGAGCCTGCTGAATCAGCAGTGCAATCAGGAGGCTCTTTCCGGCTCCGGTAGGAAGAACAGCAACGCAGTTGCCGGACTTCTCATTGAGATACTTCCAGACGGCTTCGTTGGCTTGTGACTGATACCATCGAGGGGACAGCATTTAAAACTCCTTGTGCGAATCCCACTCTGTTATTGAATCGCCGCCATCGCTGACAACTGGTGTCAGTTCCTTCGGAACCACAACCGTTACGCCAGCCTCAACCAGCATCACGGCTTTGCAAATCTTTTTGAGCGGTAACCGTCTGATCTCTTCCGGCATTGGCTCCCCGGTCTTCTTCAGCCATCTGGCTTTTAGTTCGCTGAACACTTTCAATTGCCTCCTGTAAGATTTGAAAAGACTGGCGAAGCCATTGGCCGTCGCCAGTCTTTTTGTCGTAAGCGTCGATCATCGACACTGCACCAAAGAGATGATGGTTGCACCGCAATTACGAATTGCGTGCATCGCATCGCTACCCCACTCAGGATTCCCCAGATGAATCAGAGAATCCTGAGCGTCCGTGATCATGCACTCGGCAAAGCTCTGAGCCTTTTCAATCTCCGGCTTCAGTGCTTCGAGCCTTGCGGCTTCGGCGGCTTCGCGTTCGGCTTTGGCTTTCGCTTCGGCTGCTTTTCGAAGTTGCTCCTGCTGCTGTCGCAATGCTTCCCGCTCTGCCTCCATGGCCTTGCGTTGTTCGGCCAACGCAGCTTCGTCAGCCAGTCGCTGCTTCTCCATTTCTGCGGCGCGGATGCGCAGTTCTTCGGCCTGTCGCTTCGACTCTTCAGCCATCTTCGCGGCCAGTTCTTCGCGTTCCTTGCGTTGCTTCGCCTCAAACTCTTGAGCGATGCGTTTCTCTTCAGCAATAATCGCGGCCTGCTCCGCAGCGGCTTTCTTTGCCTTAGAGAACCACCACATCCATTCTTCGTCGGGCATTTCAGCAGCAACCCAATCGATCGCGATTCCGGCCGCTACCATGTCGTTGATGCGGCTTTGTTTCTTCGCGACTTTCTCAGCTTCCTTTGCAGCCTTCTCGGCTTTCTCAACAGCGTCGAAGGCGTCGCGTTCGGCCTTCAATTTTGCTTCGACTCCGTCGACTTTTTCGGTCAACTGTTTCGCGATGCTGTCGACCGTCCGCCCGTATTCCAAAGCATCGGCCTTGAGTTCTTTTCGCTTCTTCTCAATGTTCGCGTTCAGCTTCTTGACAAACTTGTGAGCCTCTTCAACCTGTCCGATTCCGGCCTCTGCCACGGTCAAAAGACCATAGGGCAAAACCTGTTCAATCATCGCATTAAATGTCGACAGCTCCTGAACGGCCCTGTCTGTCATCGTGAGTTCTTGTGTTTGCACTTGTTCCTCCTGTTCGTAAATTCCGCTGTGGTCAATCGTTGTTCTGCCCATCTGCATTCCCTCCGTCGACGAAAAAGGCGCGGAGGTTGCCCCGCGCCTATGTTGTTGAGACTACCAGCCAGCAGGCTTGCCAGCGGTTGCTGTCTTTTCCGCCGGAGTAGAAGACGACGCAGGAAGGCAGGCTTTGTATCCCTTCACCTCGTTCTGATTCGTGCCGTTGTATTCCTTCACGGCCAGCTTGATCATCAGCGGTTTCATGTGCAGGGCTGAAGAGTCGGGAGGCTTCGGAATGTTGAGAGCCTCGCAAACCTTTTTAAACTGCTGCTGAGCGATCGTCGTTGCCTCTGGATTCTTGTTCCAAAGGTTGAACCGATCGATCACGGTTCGATTCTTAAACGGCCCGTCGACGATCTGCAGTTTGACCTGCAACAACTCGCTCGCCCCGTCCTTCGTTTTCTTGCGTTCGCTCTCAGTCATGACAGCCCGATACTCGCCCGCAGGCAAAGCCTCAAACTCGCTGTCCTTCACTTGCGATGCGTCATATCCACCTAAATCAGCCATCTCAATTACCTTTCAAAACTTCACTCGGGACAAAAAACTCTGCATACTTCTCAAACGAAAACTCAACCATTTCTTCCGGCATGTTCAAACGGTTCTTCGCACGGACACCCGCCGTTGGCTGCGTCCTAACGAAACGCTCGCTGCCACCCGCCGCGATGTTTCGAGTGCGATTAAATCCGGTGTCTTCTTTCACTGCGTAAGTTCGGAACGATCCGAAGAAAACTTCTTGGCACCAATCGCAAAGGAGATCCCTGGCGAACTCACAAACGGACGGCTCCCAGCGTTCGTATGATGGTGCATCTGGCGGAGTGATCTTCACGGCTTCGCTGTGTGCGAGCAGGATGATTCCGAGCCCGCGTTCAGTGTGCAGCCAATCCAGTTGGAACTTGATCTTGTCCCACATCGCCTCAATGAACTTGTTGCCCTTACCATACGAAAACTTGTCGTCGGCCATGCTTTCGACGTTCTTCTCTTTGCAGATCTGCTTTTCGATGATCCGCTGCAAGGCGTCGATCGTATCAATGGCGATCCAGCGATACGGGAATTCGCCTTTTGCCGATGACGTGTCGCAGTAGAGCCAAAACTCCTGCCACTCGTCCCAAGTTCGAATTGGCGGCGTTTTGTCCATGTCAACGTCTCTATCGTCTTCCAGATTCGCAAGTAACGCCCCGCCAAATGCCTGCGAAGCAAACGTTGTCTTTCCGATAAAGTTCGTCCCATGAAACAGGACGCGACGTGGTCCGCCCTGTTTGCCTTTCAAGATCTTCACTGCTCTTTTCTCCGCTCTAAATGACACTTAGAACACAACACTCTCAACCCATCCGATTCGCAGAACAGCCGATCGGCAAACACGCTCAGATCGGCAAATGATTTCAGTGAGCCACATGGCTCGATGTGATCGACTTCAACTTCCTTGCGTGCGAACCATTGGTCGCAACGTTCGCATAGAAACTCCCATTTCAGTCGTTTGTTGTCGCTCTGGCTTTTGCGTTTCACTCGTTCCAGTGCATGACGAACTAACGGAGGCCATCGACGTGACAACTGACGAAGACCGGAGCGGATAAATCCCCAAAACGCAGCTTCAGTCCACTCACCACCGGCGCGAGTTCGGGGGACTCTGTCAGTCTTCGCTTTGCGGCTCATCCCTGCCCCCTCAAAACGCCGCGACCGCCTGGAAGCATCCGCGTTGAACACTGCCGAATCTGTGAAGGCCGATGTAGCCCCTTATTCTGTGGAAGATCAGGCCGTTCCAATCGGATCATTTCTGCCAGCCCGATCGTTGTTTCCGTGCCCCAGATTTCTTCGAGCGATGGATCTCGCGTCATTGGCTTGTGACCTGTCGGCTGCGTGTAGCCGTCATTGACGATTGACACCTCCAGCAATTCCATCTCTGGCGGCGCGACCTTGTTGGGGTTGTACTCGTTTGCCGTGATGTTTTCCGATGCGATCCACAGCACGCAATCGACAGGTTCGTCCTTAAATGGGCTCACATCGTGAATCATTCGCTTTAGGTCGTTAATAGCCGCCACTTTCTGGGCAAGCGGCATCGCTGCAATTTGTTCGAGTAATTCGTGCATGTGGTTATCTGTGGCTATTCGTGTCATGTCAAATTGTTGTGGTTATCCTCAAAGACCATCGAATCATCATTGCCGCTTGTCTCTGTCACCGGCCTGTGTTTCTTCCTGCCAAAGTCAATCGCTTCCTGAATCTGCCCGATCGGCAATCGTTCCACGTGAGCAGGCATTTCGTAGCCATAGACCGCAAACCATTCGTCGTGAAATCGTGTTTTGCGTTTGGTCATCGCATGGCCTCCAGCGTTTTCAGTGTTTCATTGAACGACACTAGCCAGTGCATCGCGTCAATCTGTGCGTTTCCGTGAAACGCCAACTGCCAAGCTGCTTCCCTGAGATTTGGCAGTGCGTCCGTGATCTCGCTGGATGACTTGCCCAGCAACTGCATCTCCAGCTTGCAGGCCGTGTCGTCGGCAGTGCTGACCGCGTTTAGCACAGCGATTGACGGATCGAATCCAATCAGTAAATACAACTGCCTGTCAATGGCTTGTTGCTCGCAGAGGATCTCCATTCGCGAGGACATGCTAAGAAGCCGCGTCATCGGTCGCAGGATGTCGCCAGTCAATGCCTCATGTGCATCGTGCAACAACGCCGCCATCTTGTGTTCTGGATCGTCAGGAGCCAATGCCGCAACAACCAAAGAATGCCGAGCCACGCTGTAATGATCTGGCGTTGCTCCGGCGTATCGGCAGAGCTTTCCAAGTTGCCGTGCGATCTGTTCTGCGGGGAATTCCGCTATTGACTGAATCTCCGGCAACATCCATGATGGCCGACTCATGCCGCACCGCCTTTCAGCTCCGCCTGCCGAGCCTGATAGTATGGCCGCACCAGTGACAGCACCTGACTGCTCACGCTGGCTTTCATCGCTGCCAATTCCTTACCAGCCTCTTCCAGCTTCTCATGGGTCCTTGCCGCTGCGATCTCATTCCAAACCGACTCAACGAACGTGAGCTGGTCCGGATTGTCACTGAGGATCTTCCGGATGCGTGCGAGCGATGGCTCGTGCTTTTCGGTTTCCGATGGCTCAGGCTCGACCGCCACTGGCTGTCGAGGCTCCTCAATCAGCATCGTCTGCGGCATAACTTCCACTTCGTCCGCCTGGTCATCATTCAGAATCGGTGAGACCTTCGTCCACAAAGCCTTCAGAAGCTGCCTACGGCCCTTAGCAGTGATTCCCGCCACATTGTCCGACTCATAGCCCGGAAGGCCCAAGGCCATCGCCCCAGAGAACTCGACCGCGTATTCCTTGCCGCCGTAGGAGCAAGACGCCCTTCCTTCGACTCGCCAGATTTTCTTTCCTGACTTTCCAAGCGGCACGAACTCAGGATGCCCAACCGAAACCTCTGGAACGATTCCAAGGTGAGCAAACAGCGTTCGGAAACCCGCTTCCTTCGTGTAGAGCTTTCCGCCGCCCTTGCCGCCGAACACGGCAAACTGATCATCACCGGGGCAGAAGCCACTCAAAATGGCAATCGCACAAACTCTAATCCGGTCCTCGTCGGTTGGATTGTTGGCGAGTTCAACCATGTTAATTCTCGGGTCCGTCATTCGCAGCAGACGGGCCTTGATGTTCTCATCGGTCAGCGATTCGATTAACTGAATGCGAGCCTCTGCCATCGCAAACGCCGCGCTGATTCGTGATCCATTCTTTGCTGCGTCAATCAGTTCGTTCCGGCTTGCGTCAATTCGCGTGAGCCAGTCTCCGACCGTGTTGGTTGTAGTAGTGATCGTGCCCATTTTCGTATTGCCTCGATTTCTAAAAAGATCGTTTCGTCGGTTAATTGTTCAGCGAGCACCTGCACTCGCTGTTCTGATTTATGCTTCTCAATGTCTCGTTTTGCCTTCTCAATCCTTGCCCGCCACATCGGATGAGTGATCGGCTTTCGTTCGTCGTCGCGATACCGTGCAAACGGATCGACAACGTCATACGTTCCAAGCCCGAGCCAATACGAGTCTCCGGCTGTTGCCCCGAAACTGCGTTCGTTGATGTAACGCCGATGAATGTGCGCACAGTATTCGTGCGATGGCGTGAAACTAATGCAGAAGACTTCACTCATTCGCTCACCCCGCGAATAACGATTTCACACCTTGGAACACACTCACCACTGCACACAAATTTTCTTACGGTCGCTGAAAACACCTGCGCGTCGTCGACCCACGCCAGCCCGTTCAACGCATCAAGCACGGCCTTCAGCACGTTGTCAGCATCAGGCTTTTTGATATGCCGATACGATGGCATCGGCCTTGTTTTCCACGTCTTCGATTTCGGCCGAGGAAACCAAGCATTGACGACAATCTCCACCGCCTCATGGAATGGCAGTCGCTTTCCGAACTCTGCTTGGACTGCCCGCTTAAATGCGTGAACTGGATGCTTCGCTGGAAGATACATGCGAGCATGTTTCCCGTGTGTCGATATGCGATGTCGTGGCTGTCCAACTGGCTCGTGGTACACGACGAACTCTCTCATCCCTGCCCCCTCAAAACGCCGCTGCCACTTGGAAGCATTTGCGTCGAACACTCACGAATCTGTGACGGCCGATACAAGCCTTTGTCCTCTGGAAGATCAGGCCGTTCCATGCGGATCGATTCCGCCAGTCCGATAGTTGCTTCAGTGCCCCAAATCTCTTCTAATGATGGATCTCGCGTCATTGGCTTGCGATCGACTGAAGCGTGCAGCCTGTTGGATTTCTTCCCGGCTTTCTTGCGTCGTGTCATTACACTTTCCTCCGCATGAGTTCGCCCGGAAGACGATCGCCGATTCGAATCACTGGCACGAGCGGAGCGATTGGAAACGCCTCCGGGTTAAAGCCAGTTTCCTGAATGGCGTCGTGAATTTCCTTGCGATCAATCCGCACGTTCTTTGATGCGGTGAAGCCGAGCCGTGCGTGATTAGTTCCGATTGTGTCAACCAGCTTGACGACGATCGTTTCTTCGCCGACCGTGATAATGATCTCTTCCGAAACAGCCCGTCTGAGCACTAGCATTTGAAGTCCTTTCATTGAGAGAAAAACACCCTGTGAACAGCCATTGACGACCGTAAACGCCACCGCTGGCGGACTGTTCACAGGGATAACAAATTCAGAGCCTGCCGCGCCTTCATTGGCTTGCGGGGGCCAGCCGTTGAAAATCATTTTTCAATGCAGCAGGCTCTGAGGCAGATTCGCCCGCCGCCGTTGACAGCGGGCCGGACAAAAACGATCTGCCCGTTCCGATTTGATCCGGTGAACCCTTGCTCTCGCCGGTTAGTAAGTTGGTGGGTAGTTGTCTTTCGCCCACTTGTTTCCACGCTTAATCTGGCTTCGCTCGTCAGCGATCTGCGATGATCCGGCCGCAAACCACGCTAGGACGATCAGTAAAACTGTTGCAATAATCTCATTTAGCATTTGCCAGTCTCCTTTTCTTTGCCGCCTCGACATGAGCGTCCTGAGCTTTTTTGATTCGCTCCCGAGCCATCTCGCGACGCAGGCAGCCGCATGATTTAGTTCCGCCACTCTGAATGCGCGATCGATGGGTGTCAACAATTTCTCCGCATGAACAACGACATCGCCACACTTGATAGCCACCGGCGTTGTCCCACTGCGATACGGTGAACATATAGCGGATCACAGTGAGCCGCGATCCTGCTGGTGGGATCGGTGGTGTTCGTTTTTGTGGTCTGCCGACGTTTGCTGTCATGTCTGCCCCTTTGCCGTGAATGTCATCGCTGATTTGCCGGTCACTTCGCATTTTCGGTCCTCACACTCAACCACCAAATCCAACCGTACCAGTTCACGGACTCGCTTGCGAAACGTTTCGATGTTCGCGACGTATTGCTTGGCCGCTTCGTGTGCAGCTTCGTTTGCCGTGATTGGCTTTGATGCGTCCTTGATTGCCTGCAGGACGAACCCCTGTAACGTGTTGATTCGCAGCTCTGTTTCGACTGCTGATTTCTGCGACGTGATTGGGTCTGATTTGCGGGAGATGCGGGCTGGCGTGTCAAAGAGGGTGAGCTGGTTCATCGGGCGGCCTCCACCGCAGACGAACAAGCGTCATACCAGCCATCCCTGCACTTACCCTCAAACTCTTTTTTGGTCTTTGCCGTCGCGACGAATTCACTGTTGCGATAGACCAAGTATTTGTTCTTGCCCGGATTCGGCATTTGTGACGGCCACGGGCTGGCCTGATAAATCACGCCGTCGATAAGTAGGATAATGTCACGACTCATGCTTTCCGCCCCTTGAAATACTTCGCAGCGATCCGCCACAACACGCCCTGCCTCGTTTCGCCGGTCTTCGTCGCCTCATCCGCCAAAGGCTTTTGCAGTTCCGGCGGGACACGCAGCAGCAGTTGAGGATTGCCTTTAACTTTCTTTGTCACTTCAGGTTCTCCAGTTCCTTTTTTAGCCGCAGGACTTCGGCGTGGTTGCCGTCGTGCTGCGCGTAAATGATGCGGGCTTGCAGGTTTCGGATTTTTGCGAGTGTTGGCATTTGCAGTGAGCCCTGAAAAGTCGCCAGTCCGGATTGAACCAGCCGAGGCCGGTGCAGCTTGCTTATGGCCGCACCGGACTGGCGAGGGAATCAGCACGCCTTTGCAAGATCCAGCACTTCACTAAATGTCAGAACCCGGCAGCAGTCGTTGTCGTTCATCACATAGCCGCGTGTAGCATTCGCCCACGGCATACTGCTCGTCATGTCAGGAATAGCCTGCAATCCGATGAGCGTAACGCCTTTTTTGGCCAGTGCTTTTACAGTCTTTGCGGAAAAGTCGTTCATGGCTCAATTCTCCCCGAGGCTTGCGGCCTCACTTTGGTTTGCGTCCGAGTCACACACTGCGTCTCGATGCGGGCATGATATCACTATCGGCAGGGGCGTCAATGGTTGGTGATATCATTTTGCAGGATTGCGGGAAAAATTTTGTTCTGCCCGTGTTTTTGCGTGTATCCGGAAACGCAGTGAGCCGCACCCGATCGGATGCGGCCCTTCCCAGACTGCGTTTTTGCGGGTCATGACGCCGCTGCCGTAACTATGACTTCTGAAAGTTCGCAGATGTCCTGCCGTCGCAATTGTGGTCAATCTGCCATGCGAACAGGGCCAGCGTTTTGCGCCACTGCGAGTCAGCCGCTACTTGCGTGACCTCATGCCACTGGCTAGCCGTCTCGAACACAATTACTCTCCCTGGCTCCGGTGAAAACTTGCCGATGCCCTCAAGGATGAGATTGCCGCCCATGGTTTCGTTCAGCGACAGCACGATCGAGTGAGTTCTTTTCCACGGCCTGATCGGGTGACACTCAGCGTCAAGATGTCTTCCGAGAAATCCACCTGGAGGCATCATGTGCATTCCAGCCGCGTGCAGATCGTAGTCGATAAAGGAATCCCCGATTTGATCTGCGACCGCCAACGCCAGCGCATCGAGAGCCGCAATGCAGGCTGGAGGAATTCGGCTGCGATCCATTGATCCGTATTTGTTTGCGGTCGCTCCGTTGTAGCGGTGCCAATAGGGCCATTCAGGCGATGGCCATGCCGCCTCAGCGGCGAGGACAAGCGAACGAGGAATTACGTTTTCGATCACCTTAGCTGGCATATTCATTGGCCTGAATGACGTACTGAAAAACTGTTTCGTGAGCACAACCCGGAATGTATTTCATGATCAGGTGATCGGAGAGGCCCTTGAGAAACGGCAGCTCCTGCTTCGCCTCATGCAGACGCTCATTTGCTCCGAAATGCCAGGACACAAGCCGAGGGCGTTTCTTGTCTTTCCAAAATAGTCTCGGAAAATGCACGTCCATGTTTCGCGCGGCTTGCGGAGAAAAAACGGACACGTGCCCCGCGACCATTGCGAGGTCTGAATAAGGACTTGGACAACGGATTTCAACCGTGCATCCGACCTTGCCGATTCGAGCACACTCATGCAGAAAGCTGATCGGGCATTGAACGTGCTCAATGCAATGCGACGTGTAAATTGCGTCAACGCTGTCGTCGGACAGTGGCCACGGTCTTACGTTCAGATCGTGCTGAATGTCCGCCCCCGGCAGTTGGTCCATGTTGGTCCAACCGTCGCCTCTCGCAAAATCATTTCCGCCGCCGATTTCAAGTTTCATTCAGTCGTCTCCACTCGTTAAGTTCCAATTCCAATTGCGGGTTTTCTTTGTAGATGTCTCCGCAGTTTTCAGCAAACATGCAGGCTGCTTCATGCCTCGCGAAATGATGCCCCGGCCATGATTCCGTGCCGTAGAAGTTACTGGCAAAGCCAGGCGCGCCATTTTGAAACGCTACGGCATTTCGAAATGCGTAGAACGTCCCTGAAAAATGCCAGCCATAGCGGGCCTGCAGGTGTTTACCGACTCGCAAAAACGAACCCACTACGGGATAGCCTTGCTCCATTTTGCTGAGCACGTTCTGCCAGTTGTGGACAACTGTCGAATACATCGCCTCAGTCCACCACTGGATTTGCCGACTCGCAGCCGTATGGCTTTGTGCTCCCTTTGAGTGCAAGCAAAACGTAACATCGTTTATGTCTGTTGACCGCACCATTTCCAGCATTGTGCGATAGGTCACAACCTCCCGCAGCGATTTGTCGTTCTTAACTGCGAGGTATTCCCACGAGTCTCCGAACGCAGCCCGGACTTCGGCCAGCGTTGCCGTGCCCGGCCCAGTTGCGACCCCCATTATCTTTCGGTCGAACACTCCGCTGACTGGCCGGAGATAATCAACGTGACGCTTCCATCCTTCACCATTCGGCCAGCAGTGAAAAATCAGAGTTAGTCGTGGCTTTTCAGTGAATGGCCTTGGCGTAATCTGAGCCAGCGGTTGCCTGCTGACCGCCGGAATGTTTTTTTGTACTACTGCTCTGCGGGCTGGCTTTGGCCTCGTCGTTGCGCAAGTCGTCGTGGCTACTGCCAAAGCACTCGAAACGATTTCACCGATCCGTTTTCGCTGGCCTTCTTTATCACCGTGTTTAGCTCGCCATGATGGAGGCCATGAGATTTCCGCGTAGAGTTTCTGGACGATGGCCGCATGATCGTGTGCGGACATGCGATTGAGTGACAACAGGTAGGTCTTGCAACTCCCGCACGAAACAGGCTGACCCGTGTCAGCTTGAATCGCTGCCATCATGAGTGTGCCAGCGTCGGAGCAGTCGGTGCATCGCCCACGCTTCGCCGTGTTACATGGCTTGCGCTGCGGAGCCTTCTTTGCCTGCGGATTGACCCACTTTTGACCTGCCAGCATCGCGTCAATTCGCGGCTTGTTTTCCCGGCAAATCATCTGGTGCGTCACCTTCAATGCGACGTTTCGCACGCTGCAAAATCCAGACAGTTCGCACTGACAGTCACTCACGGCCAGCCTTCTCCGCTAATCGGGCGAGGTCATTTTTCCATAACTGCACTGCATGATCTCCGCTGGCTGCCGCAAACTCGGACCATCCATGCACAATAAACTGTGCGACAACAGCCAGAAACAAAACGCCGATCAGTCGTAACATCAGCAGTTGCTTTCCAGTTCGTAGACCGTAACGTCCGAAATCTGATAGCCGAATGGATTGCCAGAGGTGAACCCGTCGATCACGTCTAATATCGCTGGGCAGTCACAACTCGACACAGTGTAAGCGAGCTGATACCACGTTGTAGGCGTGTCGCCCTCCAGCCACCGGTAGTATATGCAATAAGTGCATCCGATACACTCGCAAACTAGAATCACTTCAAGTGTGTCTGACCGAGTGCCACCCATCGGCAACGGAAACGTTCCTGAAACGCTTCCGCGATATCCCGGAAAAGCACTAGGCGACCACGGCTCGCAACTGATCCCATCTTCGTCCTGCATTCCATAATACAGCAAAAACTCTCTTGCTGCTGATCCATGCGTACCGTTTCCAGATGACCAAAGCAACCTGAGCGTTTCACCCATTGGTCGGCCGCAAATGCAATCACCGATTATGGGAGGTATTTCTTCGCAGTCACACTGCTTGCATCTAACCTCAATCAGATCGCCATTTGGCAGCGTGACGCTCGCCGACAAATCCGCACAGCCGGTCACCGCAACTGGTTCTTGCTCCTCACCGTCCGAGGTTACGGTGATAATGCAGTTTCCGTAATCGTCTCGGCCCAGCGCAATCGACAGATCGTAATAGCCGACCGTGCCTTCCCAGACCGGCGGATCACAATGATATGACGTATCGCAAATCTCACCCGCGACAATATCGCCGCTGTAGGGCGTAATCGTTACGCAAAGACAATCACACGAGCAACGGCAATCACCGCAAAAGAAATCATTGCAGCCTGTGTCAGGATCAACAATCAACGCTAGTTCTCGTGGCTCGTGCTTGCTCCAGCTCAACGTGCCTTCGAGATATGCCGTTGCCACTGCCACCGTGCCGCTCGGATCTCGGCAGCTTGCCCCCTCGTAGCAGTTCGCGCGGTACACTTCCTCGTCGTCGAGAGTAACAACATATTCGCATTCGTCGGTCTCGTAATTCCTCTCCCAGTACGATACAAACGCATGGCCGCCAACCGTGCCTGTCCATGATGAGCCAGCGAATGTCGCTGAACCGTAGGCGATGCCGTCGTCGTAGGTTTCCCATTCAATGCAAAGCTTGCAAGGAATCACACCACAACAGCCATCAGCCGTTTCGATGTCGCAAACGTCAACCATTCGCTCTGAGCATGGCTTGAGCCTGTCTGGTGACGATCTGCGAAGGTAGCGTGATGGCATTCGTCAGCACTCCGGCTGTGCGCAAAGGTCGCTCAAGATCCATGCCGGAACGCAAGGTGGGGGATCGTAATCGTCGGCTGTGTACGGGTAGTAATACGTCGCTCTGCCAGTTGTTCCGGGCAAATCGTCAGCGACCTGCCCAGACAAATAACTGCATATGTCATAAACGTGCCAATATCCGTCATCCTGTCGGCCCGGCGGAACTGTGCCGCAGTTTCCTGTGTACCATAGCGGGGTAACTCGAATTGTGTTTTGCGTGACTTTATAGCCGTCAGGGCAGAGAACATCAGCGATGACAAACCACATTGTATGGCCGCCGCCGGAACCGCCTTCTCGTTGCTGCCAACGCCCTCGCACCTGAGCGGGATTCATCATTCGACGCATAACCTCACGAGCAATCTTTTTGTATTGCTCTGCGCCTTTTGCGTCGAATCCAACTACAGGATCTGACATTTGATCACTTCTCGTAGACGATGATGCGAACGTTGCAAGATGCCGTGTTGGCCTTCAGGTATAATGTTGCTCCGGGCTCAATAGTAAACGTTGCCGGAGTCCCTGCACCGTACAGCCGCATGCCATAAACGGTGGTGGCAAAGCCGACCTGCACATAATTGACCGAGTCAAGGTTATAGACGACGCACAACCCCTCTGTTCCGATATCTCCAAATGCTGGGCCAGCGGTCTCTTCCGATGTGCCCACGCTCAGCGTTACATCGTAAACCAATGCCCCTGTCATCGTCATCAAGATTTGAGGCGGCGTAAACTCATGCTTTAGAGCACCTTTGAGTAGCCGAACGGACTGGTTTACTTTAATTTCATCAGCCATGTTTTTAGCTCAGTGGCAAAGAGGAGAACGCCTTGGTTTCGTACACAGTAAACGAACCATATACGGCCGTGGCTGGTGTAGGATTTGAAAGCACAGCCCCCGATCCATTCAGCGGAACTGGTGCTGCTGGAAGCTCATCATCACCGTCGTTCCTGATGTTCGAGATTACACCAGCGATGTTTTCTCGAAAGCCCGCATCCAGCGGTTCCAGCAACCAGCCATTTTTCTGAAGATGGATTGAAAACACCACAGTGCGAAACGCTATTCCGTTGCGTGTCTGTACCTCGCTGACCGTCACGGCCTGCATCTTTGCTTTGCCTGCGGCGATTGAAACACCATCTACCGTGAATGTGTCTGAGTTCACCGCGTCCTGATATGTCAAAATCCATGTTGGCACTGTTGTCAGATTCTTCGTCACCGTCACGACTCGCCGTGAATCGTCCATCATGTATGGAGGATCAAACGGATCTCCAGCACTATTGACAATCGCGTTGCCGGTCTGGTCTACGATTGCCGGTCGCTGGAACTGCTCTGAATTCCATGTGATAAATACAGGGTCGGATGTTGGCGTTTCTGACAGCTCGCGTTCACTTGAGTATTCCGCCGTGACCGTCCAGCCTTTCCAGTCTTCGGTATTCTCCACACTCAGCGTCGTACACCATGCCCCAGAATCTTCTGGATGCGTCGCGCCGATTGCCGGAAGGTTTGTGTCGCTACCAACCGCATACGGTCCATCTGATCGCGATGTGGTTTCGAGCCGGAATTGTCGCGAGTAACTTCGCATTCCTTTGCTGTTGGTTGCCTTGCGACCGCTTCCAATTTCTTCTTTGAAAATTACGCTCATGGATTCACCGCCCCCATCGCCAAGATCATTTGCGGCTTATTTGTTTTGATGGCTTTAACGACGGCTGCCGCACCTTTTTCTGTGGCCTTAACAACGGGATCTTTCCCGCGATTCAACATAGCCGCAAAGATCGTGGAAAATGCCTCCTGAGATCCTTTCTGCATTGCTCCGGCAAGCCGTGGCTCTTCTTGCTTTTGCTTGTTCTTTTCCCAGTCAGGCGAGCCGAACCAGTTCTCGAACATTCCGCCCAGGGCTCCCGCTTGAATCTTTGCACGGTCTGCGATTCCCTGAGCACCCATTTTTGCACCGGCGAACTTGCCCTGCAGTTTTTCGAATAAACTTGTGGCCGCTTCTGCTGTCGTCCTCGGAACTTCGCGATCCATCCACTTCCGGTTAAACCCCGGATTCGCTGCGCCTGGTTTCGTCATGTCATTTTGGGCACCAGCATTTGCCAGTTTGCCCATAAGGGCATTGAGTCGCCCCTGTGCGTCTGCCAAGTTCTGCGGCTTGCCCTCCGGCCTGAGATCGTTGATATTCACCCCAGCGAACGGGTTTAGCAATGCAGACCAGTCAATCTCACTCACCTGATCGATCATGCTGTTCAGCATGTCTGACCAGTGAAGCTTGATTGTTTCCATGCCAACATCGAATGAGGCTACGATCACATCACCAAGGAACTTCCAGCGTGCGTCTCCGAGAGCATTGAACGCGGCTAAAATCTTATTCGCTTCGCTGACGATTTCGGTTAGTTTTGGCAGCACCATCTCGCCTAAATCTCTCCCGATCGTTTTGAAATTGTCCATGAGTGTGGATGTTTGCCCTTCAAACGTCTTGCTCATGTCCTGCATCATGCCCGCGAACGCACCGCCCTCCGATGTCATCGCCTTTAACGCACGCTCAAGATGCCCAAAGTTGACCTGCCCTTTTTCGACAGCGTCACGAACATTGCCAAACTCTTTAGCCAGTTCAGCAGTAACATTTATTCCCCGTCCCTGCAATTGGTTTATGTCCTCCATAAACAGCCGCCCCTGAATTCGGGCTTTGCCATACAGCTCGGCAAGTTCCGTAAGTGGAATACCCATGCCTGCCGACAAGTCACCCAGCGTCTGCAGTTCACTGATGACAGTTCCAGCATTTCCGCCAAACGCAATCAGCTGTTTCGCGGCTTCAGTAATCTCCATCGATTCGAACGGTGTATCCGCTGCAAACTTATTGATGTCCGCCATGACAGCCGTGGCAGACTCCGCTGAACCTGTCAGCACTTTGAACTGGACGGCCGCCGTTTCCGCCGTTGCGGCGAGATTCACCGTTTCTTTCGCAAGGCCGAAAATGCCTGTGACTGCACTTTTGCCGATGTCATACAGCGCCAGCCCGGAAACGATCTTGCCAACGTCCGCGACGAAAGAGCGTGCCTCGCCTCGTGCGTTTTGCAAACCGCTTTGAAACTTGCGACCGTCGATTCCCAGCCGTGTTACGAGATCGCCAGCAATGACAGCCATCAGGTTTTCCTTGCTCCTATCGCCTCCAATGCCGCAATCGCAACATCATCATCGACAGGCTTGTCCTTTTTGCTTTCGATCCACCACGCAAACGCTGCTGGGCTCACGTTTTCCTGCCCAAGAAATCCCGCAATCATCATTGCCAGCCGAGTCATGATTTCGTTCGTTCCGCGACTTCCGATCGGCTCGATTAAATCCTTTGCACACCACTCGTCGAACTGAGCGTGCGTCATTCGATCCATCATTCCATCAACGTCTGTTGTGTGCTCGACAAATTCAGCCAGCCGAAGTGCCGTTAGCCTTCGATGGCTTCTTCTGAGTTTTTTGTGAGGGCCTCCAAATCCTGTCCGGTGAATCCGGATAGATCCAAAGCAACGTTGACAAGTCGTTCGACAACATCCCCTCGACGCTGCCCGAGTGTTGCGATCTGGTCAAAGGTAAATAGTTTCACGCCGTCATCATTCCGGCAGCATTCAACTAGGATTCGCTCCCGGATCTCTGTCTTTTGCTTTGCTCGTTGCGCCTTCGACAACCGAGCCTGACGATCATCGAATTCCGTCCGCTCGCGAGGTGTCATTCCCCAAACCGGGATGACTTTACCCTCTCCGAGTTCCGGAACAGGAACGTCAATTTTTTGGCGTTCCAGTGCTGGTGATGTTAGAAACTCTTCTGCCGAAACTACCGACCGCGTCACTCGTCATCCTCCTCGTTTTCGTTTTCGTCTTCCTCTTCCTTATCTTCAGCCATTCCTTTGCCGCTTAACAGCCGGTCCATTGCTGCCTTGGCTGCCATGATTTGTGCCTCTGATCGATTGCACGCATTGCGACATTCCTCATCGGCTGGCGTGGCTAATCCATTAAGCACCAACGACACGCAATCAGCCAGTGAAAACTCATCGCGACAAATAATGGTTCCCGCCTTAATTACCTTTTTGCCGACCGCGGTTTCGCTGACGTATTTCGGAAAACAGTTTACGTCAGCGTCAATATCTCTGTTCGTTAAGCACTTCACGTCAACACCTCATTAAGTAGGGAGGACGGGGCAGCCATCGTGCTTAAGCGTAACGGATGCCGCCAATCCGGATGAAGCCTCTCCAGTGATCGAAAATCCTACGCCGGCGGCAACCATCGTCATTTCTGTGGATGCGGTATTGGCAAAAATGATTTTCCAGTTGGTCTTGTTTGCCGTGCCGTTGGTATTCAAGCAAGCCGATGTCACTAAGTCGTGAATATTCTGGTGTCCCGCCAAAGCAGGATCGTGAAGCAGTTCAAAGGTAGTTGATCCGCCTTCCACGTAGCCTGTTGGGTCGTATTCGACTCCGGCCGTTCCATCCAGTGTCCGGCTGTCGTAGGTTTCTGTTTCGAGACCATCGACGCCAAATGATCGCACCTGCGCGACTGGCGTGTATGTCGTACCAGACCCCAACGATAACACAGTTCCTTTTACTTTTAACTTCGCCATTTCTCAGGCCCCTTCAAGTGTTGTAATGGACCGTCAGATCCAGAGTGACCACGAACACACCAACATCTGAGCCATCTTGAGGAGGCTCATAATCGTCTGATTCATCATTCATTAAAACGGCCCCGATTGTGAAGCTGCCCGCTGTTCCGCTGTAGTCGTCGATGAATACTCTAACAGCGTTTGCTAAGCTCTCGGCCTGTACGGATGACTTGGCTTTGCAATCAATATCAAAGTCGATAAATCGCAATTGGCCACTGGCTCCATCCAACGTTGCGTTTTCTTCGCTGCCCATTTGCGTGATGATTACATGAGGAAAGATTGCATTCTGCGGGGCGCGATTGACATACACTCGGCTGCTGCAAATTGCAGACACCGTCGCTTCGCCCGTCAGAAGTGAAACCAATCCGCTTTTCATAATCGTTTCTTTGCGAGTCGTGCCGCTTCTTTTTCAATGCCTGTTTCGATGTTGGTTTTTAAAATCGCTGCGATTTCGCCTTTTGCCGCTCCGACGACTTCACTGACTCCGACAGCATGCTTCGGCATTCGCCCAGTTCTTTTGCCTGCCTTTGTTCGTCGCTCGCCAGTCCCAACGAACCACCAGTGAACGTTCCTTGCTCCGATACCAACGCCTTTTTTGCCCGATCGCTCTTTAGGGTTCGTCTCTCGTTTTCTACTGACGCCTGCTCCGACTTTATTACCGGCTAATCCGCCGTTGTATTTCGTTTTGATCGACCGCGACTTGATTGACTTCCTGATGTCCTTGTAGCGACTTGGAATGGTCGCCTTGACCTTCTTTACGGCCAACCGCCCGGCCTTTCCGAGTGCCGGTCTCGCGATTCTGTTTGCCATTCCTTTCGACAATTCGCGAAACACTCTGTCCAAATCCTCAAAACCCGACACTGCCGACATCACACCGCTCGCTTTGTCTGAATCTCGATTTCCATGTGATTCAAATCAATGTCGATCACACTCAGAATCTCGTATGTGTTGCCCTCGTGAATCAGCCGCATGGCAGGTAATGCGTCAGCTAATTCCGGCGTCCAGTCCGCTTTCCAAACATGCGACACATCTGCATTTGTTTGCTGCACCTTCCAGAACTCCCGGCCGCCTTTACTGACTACCCAACACCAGGCTGAACAGTGCTGCCCCCAGTTTGCATTTGTTGTCTGATCAATCTGGCCGTGAGCGTCCGCGGTTTGCCCGATCAGTTTTTCAATGCGAACGAGTTTGTCGCGTGTTTGGCAGTCGTGTTTCATGCCCAGACCTTATGAAACGCCGTCCATTGCAGTTCAGACACCAACGCCTTGTAGCGTGCATTCGATCCTTCGCAGCCATCGCGATGCGTTCGGCAATACTCCACGATTGCCAGTCTCGCTGCCGGAGGAACACTGGCTGCCGTTGCACCGTATCCCGCCTGCATGGTGATGACGACTTTGTTTGGCCGCTCCTCCTGTGTGATGGGCCAGCTCTGTGATTCCTTCAACACGATTCGCGGAGGCACGCTTGTCAGGTCGGTGTAATACTTTGCCGAATCGAACGTCGTCAGCGTGTCGTCTTGATCATAATACTTGATGTGCGCGATGGACTGAATCGGAGCCATCCGGATTTCAATGTCGCCATAGGTGCCAGGAAAGTCCTGAATGTGCATTTCCACCGTCTGCGTGATCAGCCGTCGATAACATTCACTTTCAATTGTTGTTCGTGCGGACTTCAGCAGGTCTTGCAGTTCCGTGTCGAAGTGGCACGTTGTGATGCGAAGACGTGTTTTCAGTTCGTCGAGCGTGAGGGGCTCGATGGTCGGCCCCGTGGTCGTTTTGAAGGTTGGGCTTGGGTGCATTTCGAGTCCTCGTTCTCAAATTCGTTTGACCATCGAGCAATCCCGCGTCTGACCAGTTCTGCCGCTGGCCCCCGTCCGATCACCGTGTTTACGAAGCCGACTGGCAGCCCGTTCCACGGTTTAAGTAAGACAATCACAGCCCGTTTTCCTTTCGCCATTCATGCACGTAGATGTGCTTGGGTTGCAAGTCTGAATCGAACATCGCAACTGTTTCTTCTAGATGCCCGATCGACACTGAAGGAGCCACGTAAATCGTCTTGCCGGCCAGTCGCCACTGATGCCAGAACCAAATATCATCATCGAGCTTGTTATCTGACCAGTTGCCGCTTTCATCATGCTGCGACCAGAACCATGGCTTCTTCACATCACGCAATGAATTGACGCGAATGAGCGTGAGGCCAAAATGAGCCGTTGTCGCCTTGATCGGCCGGCCGTCGACTTGTACGTGTTCATCCTGCACGCCGGTGCCAGTCGTCATCAGCGGATACTTTCCGCCGCGTCGACACTGCAAAGCTGCCAAAGCGTCGATCTGTGGATTCGCCGCAAACAGCGCGAACAAATCGGAAATATGCTTTTGATTAAAAAGGCTGTCTGAATCCAGTGACAGAATCCAGTCGATGTTTTTGTCGACAGCGTCTTGAAACATGCGTTGCATACACTGGCCCCAGAACACGCCTTGCGTTGTCGTGAGGTCAATCTTATGTGGCTTCAAAGCTTGCTCAATGATCGTTCTGGCTGCGACCGCTTCGTAACGCGGAAGAGTCAAATACGCACCGACTTTTACGGTCAATGCTTTCTTGGCGGCTGCCGCTGGCTTCACGCCCTCTAAATTCAATGAGCATGGATGAGCCGCCGTGTCTGTGTTTGGCGATTCCCATCGCTTGACGCTTTGCAGTCCGAAGTGCTCCATGTGAGCCCGTAGGCGTGTTTCGTTCCATGCTGATTTATGAAAGTCGTTGTCGTCAGTTTGTCCGCCCATGATAATAAATGGCCACTCGTCCGGATCTGCCTTTTCCTTCGCCTCAATGTCTGGAACCGCCAGCCGAATACGTCCGCCGGGCTTCAGAACTCGCGTCCATTCCTTTAGGGCTTCCTGGGCGTCCGCAAAGCTGAAGTGCTCGAGGATGTGCGAGGCTCTGATCTCATCCACGGAATTGTCGGCGTACTGCAACGGAAACGCCTCCGAACCGAACTTGCGGTCGATCGGGGTGAATCCGGGAATAACAGTTGAGCCAGCACCGATGTTCAGTTTCAGAGACATGAGTTTTCTATAAAAAGAGCGTTGCAGTAAGTTGTTGCGACGAGCGTGTAACCTTTTGAGGCTCCAAGCTGCGTTATTTGTTCAAGTCCGGCCTGTGCCGGGTATGGCTCGCCACGCAAAGGAACTGGCATTGATCGGCCCTGCGTGCTGATTTCCACGAGCATGACTCGCGGCCTGATTTCAACCATGTCGTGCCAAAGCCAATAGTCCTGTCCGTCAATGTCGATAATTCCGAGGTCAGGCGTGCGGTTGATTGTGGTTCGAATGAGCATGTCATCCAGGTCACCGCACGTTCCGAAAATGCACGCTGACTGCTGCCCGAATTCAGCCTGCAGTTTGTTAAAGTGCCGCTGGTCGGCCTCAATCAGCACCGCATACCAGCCAAGTTCGCGAAGTCGTAATGTATTGGAAAAGAACCGACCGTCAGCTGCTCCAATTTCAAAGCAGTGACGGTTTTTCGGTCCAATTTTATCAAGCGCAAACGCGATCAATCCGTCCTCACCAAATTGTGTGTAGACGTTAAAGGCTTTCCCTTGCATCCAAGGTGCGACAGCCTCGTAATTGATCGTGCTTCCGCTCATTACACAAACACTGTCGTGTCAGCCACACTGGTCGTTCCGTTCGGAGAATTCTCGAGGTCGCTGAGTGTTGCCACTGCGGCAAACGTGACATTGTCGTTGGTCGCAGTTGCTGTGGTGACGGCCAGTCGCAGGTATCGCTTTTTGCCTCGCAGGTCGACGCCGTAATGCACTTCACGCGCGGCAGTCAAATCCAAGCCTGTTTGTGTGTCAAGCGTTGCAAAATTCGTCACTACCGTGTCGTCAGAATGTGACAGAACAAGCGTAGGCCCAACGGCGTTCGTGTTCAGCTCACTGGCAAACGCGACACGAATGGTGGCGTAGTTTGCCCCCTTGGTGTCAAGATTTGCTGTATTCGTCTGCGTGTTCGTTTGCGATCGCGGAGAGATCAGCAGCGAGTCATTCACCAATCGTTCTCGAATCATATTGTTTCCCCTTTGGGATTGTTTTCAGAAACACGAAGGGTTCACGTCGAACCCTCCGCAGTCAGGCCGCTGTCAGCAAATTAGCTGCCAGCCATTTCCAAGCCCACGATCGGGCCGGCGACAGAGTTGCTGCCGTAGTCATGCACAACAGCGTCGAAACGCTCCGTGCCGCGGACGCCGATCTGATCCCGTTCCCACATGGACTCACCGCCGACGGTTGCCTCAGTGGAGAATGCGATTGTTTCCTGTCCACGGTCTCCAAACATGGCTCCCAGTGACAAGTCACCGAAGATGACGGGGATTTGACTGTTTGCTTCCACAGATGGAAACACTTGGCTGATCGTGACTGGATAGCCAAGGAACATCAGCGTCGGGATGCCGTTGATGATTTCCGTTGCCGTTGATCCACCGGCCGCCAATGCCAACCGCTGCATGACTGTGTGAGCGAACGTCTTGTGACACACCCAACCAGCACCCGGACGGTCTGCGTACTGCGGAAGCGAACCCACAACGCTCTGGAAGTTGGCGAGCGTCAGTTCAGCATAGGCGTTACCTGCTCCGAGAGTGAGCCCCGGAGCCGTTCCGGCCGTCAGTTCATCCAGCCGAGTGCGGATGCCGGTGATGTGGCCGTAAGTGCTTGTTCCGGTGCCGTTGAACACACACTCGTCTTCCTTATTGGCAAAGGCGTAGGCGATTTCACCGACTAGCTTGTCGCCAAAGCTGATTGCAGCATCGGCATTCAGTTCGTTCGACAGGCGAGCGAGAACCATCAGTTTGCGGGCCACCAAAGTGACATCGTCAAAGCTCATGGTCGATTCGGTGCCGGCTGAATTCTCACCAACGAAGTAAGCAGTCAGTCCCGACAACTGGCGAGGTTCTGTTTTCGTGTCTGAGGACATCGGCACGATGTTGAGCAGCCGGCGAGCCACGCCAAACTGTTCGCGCAACAGAATCAGGTCAGTTCCGAATTCGTCTGGCACGAAAATGTGTGAACCGGTGGCATCGGATCCACCTTCGCCGTGCGCTGCGTTGGTGATCAGCCCGTTTTCGAGGCAGTAGTTCACGGCCTGCTGATTGCGGAACCGGCCGCCTGACTGCTGCGACAGAGTGGCCATGGCCCACATGCCGAATCGGTACGCTCGAACCTGAGCTTCCATGCCATCAACTTCGCCTTTGAAGTTCTTGACGGCAGATCGCTTCACATTGCGCGGAAGCTGAGAGACGCCATTGCCGACATGCGGCAGCGAAGGTGCCATTGTGCCACCAAACTGACTGAACATGGCTCGGATCGTTGGGTTATCCGGCTTGCTCTTGGCAGCGTGCAGTTTGTTTCGCAACTCAGTCTGCTCATTTGCCTTTTTGGCGAGGTCGTCGATTGACGCTGAGACGGTGTCGACTTCATCCATTGAAGCCTTCACTTTCACTGCGTCTTCGTCGGACATCATCTGATCGCCAGCAGCGTCAATGATCTTCTGAGCGTCATCTAGCAGGGATTGACGCTTTGCCTGCAATTCCTTAAGTGTCATTTCGTTGATTCCTGTTTCGCCAGGGTCAACGAAAAACGCCAACCGCTGGCAGTGTTTCGTAAATCGAAAAACTGCAAACGACTGGCGTGAAACTTATCACTTCAGATCGCAGGTGTCGGACTCGCATCGCTTGATACTATCACGGCTTGATGTGTGGACAGTAAACAGCTTAGCGGCGGTTTGTCAATCCTAATTTTGCAATTCGGTAATTGAGCATGGCCTGCACGACTGCCGTTTCGTTCTTTGACTTTGACTTCTTGCCGCTGCCGGCCGTAATAATCTCATCCACAAATCCCATCTCTAAAGCCTGCGTGGCGTTGTATTTCGTGCCGTCGCCATTCGCGCCGAGCAACGCCGCTGCAATCTCCTTTTCCGGCTTTCCAGTGCGTTCCGCATAAGTCGTGATGGCCGCAGCGTTGAATGACTCCAGCCATTCGAGCGTTTCTTTAATTTCAGCAATGTGGCCGTAAGCAAAACCGATACCTTCATGAATCATATACGTCGCGTTGCTATACATCTTTACCTTGTCGGCTCCGATCGCCGCAAGACTGGCCGCCGATGCCGCAAGGCTTTCAATGATTGCCGTGGTTGGCCCCTTATGATCGGCCAGAGCGTTGTAAATTGCGAGCCCGTCGAACGCCAACCCGCCTCCGGAGTTGATCCGCATCGTCACCGGTTTGTTCCTATTGGCAGCAAGGATTCTGGAAATGCTTCCCGCGTCTGATTCGGTGTATTCGTCACCAACGACGCCATAAAGAAACACCTCCAGTTCCTCGCTGGAATCGTTGTAAAACACGCGAAAATTCTCGTCTTTTACCGCGTTTTCGATGCGTTTTGGCAGCGAAAGTGTAATTTTATGCTTCATTTTTGCACCGCTTTCATGAGGTTTTGCACCAGATTGTCGGCCCGTGAATCCCACGACGCAACCACGTCAGACACATTTGCTTTGAGGCTCGATGTCGTGGAACAACTATGAACGTCACTGAGAAGGCGTTTCGACTCTTCAGCATGGCTGATAATTGCCAGGCGAGCGTCAGAATTCGTCAAAGCAGACACTGTTCTGTCGGTCCACGTGGCGTAGAACTCATTGACTGCCCCCATGAAGTTCGCCGCCTGCATCCCTGCACGCTGAACAACACGGTCCCGCTCAATCTTCAGGGCCTCGGTCACGCTACTCGTCACCATCGCCCGCAGCAGGTTTTCCGTGTTGTCCTCTTCGGCCGGCGTTTCCTTCATAGGCTGTGCTCCTGTTGCTGGTTCCGGTTCCTCACCTGAAACCATCCAGTTAGCTGGATGATAAAAAACATCTCCTTCCGGGCCTGTGGACGGCATATTCAGTCGCGCGCGGCCTTCATTGCGTGTCATCACGCCTGATTCGATCTGCCGATAAATACCATTCACCTTAGATTCGAAGGTCATCTGAATCAGGGCCTCGCGATTGAACTCGACGACGTGCGAATCCTTTTCCTTTTCTTTTTCTGTCAGCCCCTTGTCTTCCAGCTCTGCCTCCCAAGTCTGCAGCCAAGGTTGCAGTGTGTAATCCAGATAACTCTGCCCTTCCGCTTCTAGGCTGTTGTGGCTAGTGCGTGTGGAATCTCCGAGCATGTGCGGAGGGACACCGGTGATGTTGCTCACGGTTTGTCGCGTTTCAAATTCGCGTGTCTGCAGAAACTGAGCAGCATCGTTTGGGATCGTCATTTGTTGGAACTTCACACCGTCCTGAAGCAATGCAACTTTGTGTGAATTTGATAACCCCTGCTGCATACTGTTCCACGCTTGCATGGTGTTGCGAATCTTTTCCTCGTTAAATGAGCCTGGCACCATCAGCAGGCCGCTCATGTTCGATCCGTTGGCAAAGTATCGGCCCGCAAACTGCTGAGCCGCCATGCCTGCGCCGAGAGCGTCCTTCATTAGTTCCAGAATTGGCCATCCCATGACGCCATCACCGCCAAATCCGCGAATGTGAAGCATGTCTTCCGCAGGAACTCGAACCGGCTTGCCGTTGATGTAAGTCACATACCACAACCGCCCGTTGTCGACCTTTACCAGCGTGTTCTGCGTGTCCCACATGATGAAGCCAGCAGGACGCCCGTCGATGCGGTCAATTGCTGCAAATGAATTCCCATGCAGGGCAGCGACGGCCGTCATGGCTCGCCGGAACGTGTAGGCGTGAATCCATCGATTTGACTTTTTTTCCAGTAGATACTGCAGCGAATGCCGCATGTCCACTTTTTTCCCGCCGTCGCGTTGACGACGAAAGACATCACAGGGCAGCCCCGCTACGCTCGAACTAATCAGGTTAATGGCTCGCCAAAGAGGAGGATACCCGAGCACCGATCGCTGTGTAACCTTCACGCCAGCAGACGACTGGCCGCCGTTTGTGAACGGCATAGGATTCCACATTCGATCTTCGTTGCGACCGACCGGCGTAGCGTTGACTACGAATTGAGTAACACCGTATTCCATAGCCACCTCAGAATAAAATTACGCCGGATCCGCTTTGCTTATATGCAGAACCCTCTGGATTTTCTGAAATATACAACGCCAAGGCCATTCCTAGTGCAGTCATTCCATCGATTTTATCGCCTGACTTGCCCTTGTGAAACTTCAGATTTCCATTGCTGTCCTCCATTCCTGCTGCGTTTGATGCCATCCATCTCAAAACTTTGTTTCCGTCGTGTTTAAAACGCCCTGATCCGAGCATCGAAAGTAGTTGCTTTATCGGCTCGTTGTATGTTGCTGTGCCCTGTGGCATCTTAACCAACACGTCTTCCGGCAGTCCCAACTCTTTCATTCGCTGCGTTGGTCCTGCAGCGTTCCACGGATCAAACCCAATGCGACGAAGATCGAACGGGCTGCAAATCTGAGTGATACGCGCCGCGACGTGCATCACATCAACCTCATTTCCTTCCGTGACTTCGACATAGCCAGCATCCGCAAACGCTCGAATGACTCGCTGATCTTGTGCCGCCCTTTTGTTGATGTTGTCTTCTGGAATCCAGAACCACGGAAATACTTGAACGCCGTCTGCTTTTGGGAACAGTAAAACGAATGCAGTCACGTCTCTGGTCGACGACAGGTCAAGCCCCCCGAAACACACCTGCCCATCAAATTCTTCAACCTGTGCTCTGGTCTCGCATTTGTCCCACTGCTGCATCGGAATCAGTCTGCTTTCTTGTTCGGTCCACTGATTCAGGTGAAGGCGGCGAAATGAGTTCTCGAGACCTGGTATTTCCTGTGCCTGTTTACATTCCGCCTTTAGATAGTCGCGATTCAGTGAAATATCCAAACAGGGATTTGCCTTTTCCCATGTCGCTTCGTCGGTCCAATCGTCCTCTGGATCCGCCCCAAAGAGCAGCGGGTAAAAACTATCGTCCTCGATATTCCCGTTGATGATGTTTCGTGAGTACTCGTGCTGTTCCCAGCAGACGCTTGATTTGTCATGCCCTGCCGTCGTGATGGCGATGAACACCGGCTGAGAGCGAGCCCCGAAACCAGTGTGAAACGCCTCCCACATTTCCCGATCGCGTTGCAAGTGCAGCTCATCGAAGACCACGCAATGAGGATTGCTACCGTGAACCGCCCCTGCCTCCGCTGAGCAGGCTTGAAAATATCCGTCTGCTGTGACAATTCGCTTCTTCGACTTAATCAGCTCACACCGGCTTTTCAGCATGGGATTGTTAGACACCATGCCGGCAGCGATTTCGTAAACCAGCCCCGCTTGATCTCGTGTCGTCGCCGCTGAATAGACCTCCTTTCCGTTTTCTTTATCAACCAGAAGCATATAAAGCAGGATGCCAGCCGCTAGGGTAGTCTTGCCATTCTTGCGAGGGATCTCGCAATACGTCGTTCTGTACTTCCGGAGTCCCGTGGATTTGTGTTTCCATGCCAGCAAATTGCGAACGTACTCATCCTGCCACGGCTCAAGAATGAACGGCTTTGGCTTTCCGCTCCCTCCTTTTGGATGAGTGAGCATTTGGCTGAAAAACCGACTAACCTTGAACGCTTCATTGTCGTCGAAATAGAACTCATCCGAAGAAAAGTTTTTCGTCTGGGTCAACTTGTGTTTTTTCCTTAACTGCTAATCGCGTTCGTGATGTCGGGGTCATCCCAAAAGCTGAAAGCAACTTGATCATCTGGTTTGCCAGATCTCTTGCGGCCTTGCTGGCTGGATGCTCTGATATCAATCCTGTGGTCGCACTGACTTGCCACCGACCGTCCTTCTTTGCCTGTCGCTCGAAGTCGTGATGCTGCTGGTACGCATGACAGTACCGAAGAATAGCAGGCCGCTCGGCCAGAGAAATTACCCCGAGCATTTCTAGCTCTGCACATATACGCCTCCACTCGTTTCGGCCAACAATCCCCAACTGACTCGGGCATGTTGGCGAGTCAGTCGACGGCTGTGGCTCTTGGTGATTTCGTCGCTGCGGATCTTTGTCAAAATCGCCGTGAAGGATTTTCAGTGCGGTTGGTTTTCTTGGTCTAGCCATGTCTAAAGGCCGTTTCGTTTTGCGGAAAAACACGCGCGGC